AACTACCGCCCGACCGCTGGGTTTACTGCCTCGCCTGTCAGAAGCCGTGGCCGTGCGACGACGCCCCACCCGACTCGTGGCGGCAATAACTTGCCAATTACAAACACCTGCGCCCCCGACGACTTCGGGGGCTTTCGCATTGGGGAGAACATGCCGACAGCACGAGTCCTCGTCGGGGACGTTAGAACTCGACTAGCCGAGCTGCCCGATGGCAGCGTCCAGACCTGTGTCACGTCGCCGCCCTATTGGGGGCTTCGGGACTACGGGCAGAGTGACCAGATCGGGCTCGAGCCCACACCCGACGAGTACGTCGCGCAGATTGTGGACGTGTTCCGCGAAGTGCGCCGCGTCCTTGCCGACGACGGCACCCTGTGGCTCAACCTGGGCGACTCCTACGGGACGGGTAAGCAGCTGATGGGCATCCCTTGGCGGGTCGCCTTTGCCTTGCAGGCCGATGGCTGGCTCTTGCGCCAGGACATCATTTGGCAGAAACCCAACCCCATGCCCGAGCCTGTTCGCGACCGTTGCACGAAAGCCCACGAGCACGTTTTCCTCCTCGCCAAGTCGCATAGCTACCACTACGACCGCGAGGCGGTACTTGAGCCCTTTGCCGATCGCCGTATGGGCAACCCAGGCGCCTACACATCGAGCTACCACAACGACCCTGACACGGGACGCGGCGTTCGCGGCAAAGGCGGCCCAAACACCAAGCTGCAAGAGAACGGCTGGAACACAGACGGCGCAGTGAAGGGCCGCAACCGTCGCAGCGTATGGACAATCCCAACTAAGCCATTCCGCGGCGCCCATTTCGCGGTAATGCCGGAAGCCCTAGTAGATCCGTGCATCCTGGCGGGCTCGAGCCCGACTGACTTAGTCCTAGACCCTTTTGCGGGCAGCGGCACGGTCGGCGTCGTGGCCCTACGCCACGGGCGAGACTTTATCGGCGTCGAGCTTAACCCCGAATATGCCGCGATAGCCGAGGCGCGTATCGCTGGGGACGCCCCGCTGCTCAACACAGTCCTCGTGGCTTGACTTGTCCGTAACCGCTGCGTTGAGAACGGGGGCGCCCATGACCTGCGACTACTGCGACCACGAGTTCGAGCCCACACAGACCCGCTGGCTCTGCCCAGCGTGCAAGGCCAAACACCCGTGCTGCGACGGGGCACCCCTTCCAGTTACCCAGGAGATAGAGAGTGGACACGCCGCAGATCGACGACTTCCTGCTGTGGGCCGCGACGATCGTAGTCGCCGTTACCGCAATAGCAGGCGGCCTCGTCGCCCTCTACCGCCTCCTGACGGGCGCACTGAATAAGCGCCTCGACGACATCTCCTCCCAGCTGCGCCGCAACGGCGGCACCAGCCTCCGCGACGCCGTCGACCGCATCGAGGAACGCACCCAAGTTCTGCACACCGACGTCCGAGACCTGCGCGAGCGGCTCGACGACCACATCACCTGGCACCTAGAGAAGGACACGAAATGACATTCCGTGAATGGTTCGCCACCAGCCCCCTAGCCTCCTGGCTGCGCGTCTTCGGCGCCGTCATCCTGTCCGCAGCCGTCGCCGACTGGTCAACCAAGGGCACCATCGACCTCGGCGCCTGGCAAACCTGGGTCATCGCCGGCCTGGTCTCCGCCCTCCCCACCGCGATGCGCTACCTCAACCCCGCCGACGTCGAGTTCGGTCGCGGCTCCTGGCGTGACGACCGCTTCGACGTGTGGGCAGACGAGGACGAGGAGGACAACTAATGGCGGTCTCTATTAATGGCTGGCCCGTGATTGAGTCATGGGGAGACGTGCGACTAGACAAGAAGCCGATCCCAGGCTGTCCAAGTCGCAGCCTCACCATGAGGCGCGAGGTGCTGCCCCTGTTCCTCGCCCTTGCCGCGGACTATCACCGCGACATCGCCCACCTCGACACCGGCGCGTGGGACGAGTGGTCCTACAACTACCGACCCGCGCGCACGTCGACCGCCTGGAGCAATCACGCCAGCGGCACTGCCGTCGACCTCAATGCCAGCGCCGAGGGCGCCCGCGGCACGTCGTCGGCTGGGTGGTGGCGCACCGCCAAGCGCAACGTCAAGGCGTGGCGCATACGCAGGCGCTACGAGATCGTCAACTGGGGCGGCTGGGCTGAGTACGCCGACGACCCCCGCACCCCGCAGCGCGAGGGCTGGGAGGCGGCGTGGAGCGACCCCATGCACTGGGAGCTCAAGGCCGGGACGACCCTAACCGACGTTCAGCGCATCATCGCCAAGCTCGGCATCCAGCCCGACGGCACCCGACGAAAGCCGTAGCACCTACGGAAAGGCAGTCATGTCCCTGCTCGACACCCTGTCCGATCCCCAGTACGTCCCCAAGCGCGGCCCCGCCTGCACCGTCCACCTCACCATGAAGCAAATGGACAAAGCCACGCTAGAAAAGTTCACCGCCGCCATGGCTAACCCCAGCGCCGCCGGCACCCTCATCGCCGAAGCCCTCCAAGAGCTCGGCTTCAAGGTCCGCGCCGACGCAATCCAGCGCCACCGACGGAGGGCTTGCCGCTGTGGCATCTCTTGACGAACTCATGGCCCTTGAGCCCAACGACCCCAAAGTCCTCACCCTAGACATCGAAACCAGCCCCAACGTCGTCTACGCCTGGGGCCTGTACGACCAGAACATCGGCATCACCCAAGTCATCGAGCCCAGCCGCGTCCTCTGCGTCGCAGCCAAATGGCTCGACGAACCCGACGTCATGTTCTTCTCCGAGTTCCACAACGGCCGCCAGCAGATGCTCGCCGAAATGTGGCAACTAGTTGACGAGGCCGACATTGTCGTCGGCTACAACCACGCCAGCTTCGACATGCCCCACCTCAACCGCGAATGGGTCAGCGCCGACTACGGCCCACCCTCCCCCTACCAAAACATTGACCTCTACCGAGTCACCCGACGCAACTTCAAATTCGCCAGCAACAAACTCGGCTACGTCACCGACCGCCTCGGCCTTGACACCAAACTAGAAACCGGCGGGCAAGCCCTCTGGAACCGAGTCCTTGCCAACGACCCCGAAGCCTGGGCTCTGTTCGCCGACTACAACCGCACCGACGTGCGCATCACCGAAGCCCTCTTCATGCGGATACGCGCCTGGATCAAACTCCCCCACCTCGGCCTGTGGACCGGCGAACTAAGCAACTGCTACTCCTGCGACAGCCCCGACCTCATCCCCGCCGGCACCGTCTACGCCAAGGCCTCCGCCTGGCCAAAACTCGTGTGCGAGGACTGCGGAGCCTGGAACAAGATGCTCAAAAACGGTCAGACCCGAGCGGCCTAGGAGACCTGCGTGAAGCCCATCGACCCCACCATCGCCACCGACGCCATCCACGTCGTCAACGGGCCCCGCCAGCGCGACTACGCCCACCCACGCATCAACTTCCAGCGCATCGCCGACCTGTGGAGCCCGATCTTTGGTATCACCGTGACACCAGAGCAGGTCGCCTTGGCGATGATCCAAGTCAAAGTCGCCCGCGAGATCAACCGCCACACCCGCGACAACCTCGTTGACCTCGTCGGCTACACCCTGACCCTCGACGCCTGCCGGGAGGACTCATGAGCCAGCCAGTCAGCCTGTGGATGAGCTTGCGCTTCGGACAATTGGAGGTCAACTTCTCCGCCGACGAAGTCTCCGGCTACGCCCCCGACGTCGCTAACGACATGGCCCTCCACGTCGTCAAAGCCTTCTCAGAGGGCATCGCCGAGCTGCGCTCCCACGGCGTCATCGGCACCATCGACGACGACGACGACACCACAGAAGACACCGAGGACGACGACGAGTAGCCCCCACACGCCAGCGGCCCCCCAACCCTCACAAGGGGAAGGGGGGCCGCTTTCTGGCGTTTCAGACCGCCCAAGCACCTACCGCGGCGTGCAGGTCATCGTCGTTGACGTGCGTGTAAATCTCCGTGGTGGCGATGGAGGCGTGCCCGAGGAGCTGCTGTACCGAGCGAATATCGTGCGACGCCCGGTAGACGTTGCC